GTGACACGTTCTTGTGTGTCGGGTAGTAAGTCTTCAGATGGTTGGTACAACACGAGTGAACCATCCACCTTGTTCATTGCCCAGAAAGCTACACCCTTGTTGTCAGGGACAGCCTCACTGTAGGCGGAGATTTGCTGCATGTATCCAAAAGGATCATCAACAGCTAGGCTCGCCTGAGAGAACTTCTTGAAGGCTGAAGGGGAGGCAGACTTTACATCAACTACATGACCATCAATCACTGCGTCCATGTGGCCTGTAATGCCTGCGACCTTCACCCTCTCTTGCTCGTGTGTCACACTGTGACCGGATAGTTTAGCAAGAGTAAGTAGTATCTCCTCGATGATGTCCCCGTACAGAAACTTGAGTAGCTTATCGCCAGTCATAATCTCACGGCTGTGTCCCTTACTGTCATACCATAGTTGACGAGCAGGCTTACCGATTGCTGACAGACGTAGTGTGGCTCCTTTTCCTGTACGGGGCTTCAAACGAGAACGAAGCAAGTCTTTGAGACTGTCCCCAAAGGCATCAATAACCTTCTCGTTTTCTTCTGTCGATGTGTAACCATCAGTAAGTACAGCATAGACATCTTCGATTAGGGTATCAATACCTTTAGGTTGTTCAGTCATACTCTCTCCTTACTCGAATGGAATGGACATCTCTTCAGCTGGTGCAGCATTGACAGCTGCGTTGGTCTTGATTACAGCAGAAGGTTTCTCGTAGGACTCAAGCTCCATGACCTGTCCAAAGTCGTAGTACAAAGCCTTGTTCTCGTTGTCGTAGTTCTCCAAGTGACCCAGCTTGATGATGTTACCGTAGTTGCTGTCACCGATAGATACAAACAGGTTCATCTTAGAACCGTTGCCTACGAGGTCTTGAGTAGGTTCACCGTTCTTGTCGTAGACCTCACCGTGTCGTACCCAACCTGTACGTGTCTTCTCGTCAAGAGAAATCTGTAGGAAGGGAGCACCGTCAAAGGTGGAGTCCTTACCTTGCTTGACTTTCTTGTTGAGCTTGTAGTCGGACATCAACTTATTGAGTTGGTCATCCATCTTGACACATACACTGTACTCCATTTCATCTGACATGTATTTGGTCACTGGTTCTTGTACCTTTGCCCAGCTGACTTCTACGTTCTTGAGTACGATTTTCTTATCTTGAGCCATTAATTTCTCCTTGGCGTTGTAGTCTGTTTGATTAGCATCTACAATAGACTGGACTTGTATCTCTCCTAGTCTGTGAGCTTGGTGTTCGTCAACTTCTGTTTGCCATTCATCGTGTACCCATGCACATTGCTTGAAGTTAATGCCTTCCTTCTTGGCCTGACGTTGCCAGAAGACATTGGCTAGGCGCATGATTACTGTCTCCCCACCCTGCAGGTAAACAGACAGGGCAAGGTGGTCACTACCAATAGGAAGGATACGGCCATCAAGACCTTTCATCCAACCCATGCTGGCAGCACGAGAAGCCTCACTCTTAAGTCTCTTGAGTGTAGGCAGAGCCTCGTAGAAGTTTTGCATAGACTTGTTTGCTTGTGTTGTATTGCAACCAAGTATCTCTGCAATCTTACCAACGCCTGCCCCTAGCAGGAAGGCGTAGATAAATGTCTTAGCTGTGGGTCTGTCCTTACAGAACCTGCCCAGCGCATTCATGTTAAACGTGTGGATGTCACCGTCAATAACCTGTTCTGTATATACAGGATCGTTCATGTAGTGAGCAAGCACTCGCAACTGAATACCTGCTGCATCCGTACCCACGAGCAACTTACCCTCAGGTACAGTGAACACCTGTCGGCACTCAGCTGCGTACATACCATCCATCTTCCACAGGATACCATCCTTACCGTGAGGTACAGATGGGATGTTAGCCATGTTAGGGCCACGGTGTGCTGCACGGTGTGCCACTCCTGAGCCAGCTTCCAACGTGTCTCCAGTACCTTCCATGCCTTAAGCCCCTTCACGGCCTGAGGCGCAGTGTCAGGGATCGTGGCAAGGTTCTCAGGACACACCTTGTAGCTTTCACCTGACTTGGTTTTGATGGTAGGCTTCCAACCCAACCGATCAAGACGTTTGTTAATCTGGCTGGGAGAGCCTAAGTTAAACTCTTCCCACTTGATCTTGGTGTAGTCACCCTGCACGTTGCAACCCTCCAAGAGTTGATTGGCAAAGATACTGCCATCTTTCTTGTACTTGAGGTTGACCTCTTTGACTGGCACAGCAAGAGGAACCATGAACTCTTTGATCTCTGCCTCGATGCGATTAGTCTCACGCAAACAGACAGTGTAGATTTCTTGAGCTAACTCAGTGTCAAGTTGAAATCCATCAGCCTCTTGACGACACATGATCTCCTGTACCTGATACTCTAGGTTGATACAGGCCTGACTAAACTTCTTACCTTCCTCTAAGAGGTGTAGGTATGTAAGCTCAGTGACCCATACATCCTGCTTGCAGTACTCTTTCATCTCTTCTGAATACTGCGACCAGTCATCAAACTCGCCTTTGTATTCATCAAGACGGATACCCCAATCCTTGAGGCGGTGGCCTCCCTTACGTTCTGGATTGAACAGGCGAGACAAAACAAGAGTGTCTACCTGCTGAGACAGAGGTATCTTGTAACCCCATAGCTTCTCGACCACAGGGATATCAAAGCCGATACCATTGTGTGCGATCCACTTGGTCACACCCTTAGCAAACTCAGCAAAGGCCTTGGGACCACGGATGATGTAGTTACCCTTGACCCCTACCTGTTTGGCTACCATGACATGAATGACTGTAGGGTTCAAGCCATCTGTCTCTATGTCGAACACTACCTCCATGTCCTATCCTCCGTAACTTGTAAGTCTGCCTGAGTGTTTGCTGTAGAGTAGGCTGTCTGCGATGCCAGTCTCTCCGGTGAATCTGTTCTTGATGACCCGTACCTTGGTTGTGTTTCTCTCTATGTCATCCTCCGCCTGTGTGTTACGTTCTAACGCAATGATTATGTTAGACAATTGACCGATGCCTGCCGTGCCTCGGATGTCTTGTAGGTTGATAGAGCCGCCCTCCTCTGGTGGCTTACGGTTCTTGTCTCTGTTAAGATGAGACACCATAAGCAAACAGATGTCAAGCTCTACTGTCAATGTCTTGAGCTTGGTGACGATCTCATCCAAGGCCTTGCGTTCATCCTTGGCATGGTCACTCACAACAATACTGATGTGGTCAAGTATGATGAACTTACAGTCGCATGACCGTGCTAAGTAACGCACCATAGAAATAATTCTTTCAACAGTATTACTGCCAAAAGAGTCATAGAGGTAGACACGACCAGTGCCAAGAGTACTTTCATATGCTGCATCAAATTCCTCTGTAGTGTACTGCGTATCGGGTAGGTGAAAGAACTTGCCTGCATGTAGGGACATAACGCCTAGGCCTGTGTCTCTGATAGGTTCCTCAAGAAACAGTGTACCTACGTTGCCCTTGTCCTGTTGGACTAGGTTGTACAGTATCTCTCGCATAACCTGTGTCTTACCAACACCAGTGCCAGCCACAAAAGTAATCAACTCACCTGTGCGTAAGCCCTTGGTCATGTCGTTGAGACCATCGAAAGGATACGGCACACAGTCATAGCTTGGTGGTGTACTGACCAGATCGTACAGGTCAACACCTGAGATGATACCATCAGGAGTAAAGGGACCAGCCTTCTTGTGACTGTCAATGAACTCACGTTCACGGGCCTGACTGATGTAGTCGTTAGGGTCTTTAAGTGTCATCTTTACAAGGCGTACCTTGCGTGGATCAAACAACTCAGCAACAGCCAGTGCTGCCTCTTGTCCTGCCTTATCACTGTCGAAGCAGATGTTAATCTTCTCGAAGCTATCGAGCCACTCGTAGTTACGTTTGCAATCCTTGACTGCACCTGATGCGCCATTGACTACAGACACACATGGCTCAGACATAAACAACATCTGATACGCAGCCATTGCATCGAACTCACCCTCTGTGATGGTGACTGACTTGCCACCCTTGGAGAAGGCTGCTTGACCAAACAGGTCTGCCTGTGCGTTACCGTTAAACTTGAATGTCTTCTCCGCAAGGCTACGTTCCTTGAAGCCTGTTGGTTTACCGTCCAAGGTATAAATCAGGTTGACCTTACCATTTGAGGTTAGTGCCTTGTACTTCTCAGCAACGGCCTTGGTCAGGCCACGGCTAGAGATAGCAGCAGGCGTACCTGTTACGGGTGGCAGAGGCTTGACTGCAGTAAGATGTGACTGTGCTTGCATAACTTCCTCCTCATCATTGAATGTTTTTACGTAACAGTAGTCGCCATCTGCATGTGGGTAAACACCATCACTACTCCCGCAACTTTGGCATGGCTGGTGTTTCTTGTGTTCGTAGTCCATCGAATAGCTCAATCTCTTCCGCCTCCTTTATCTTGGCTACACACTTGGGACACGGCGACCAGTCCTGAGTCTTCTCTTCCCAGTATATCTCCGTCCCTTGTGTCACAGCATTACATATATAACAACGCATGTCTAGTCCTCTTCCTGTTTACCATGAATAATTCTCATGATGATTAACTTAACTGCAATGTACGGCCAGATAAGTGAGGTGAAGAAGTAACTCCTCTCCTCTTCCTCGATAGGTGAGAATGCTTCGTAGAAAAACAACACACCTAGAAGGTACATTGTCACAGCCCCGTGCAGAAATTCAATTGTCAATTCATACTCCTCTTTCTATTTTGATACGCACCCTCAGTCTGATGTAAAGATGCTAAGATGTCAAGCAACTGTTGATACTTTACACAGATCACATCCTCTGTGTCTTCCTCTAACTCTGTCTGTGTCAGGAAAACTGTGTCATCATCTGTGATGTACAGGTGCAGATCGTCATGCTCTCCTGTCTCATCCATCGAGACAACCTTAACGTAATCGAACTCGAACTCTACGGTAAACACTACAGTTTCTCCTTTCCTTCCAGTTGATTGATACGCATCTCAGCATAACGGATAACTTTCTGGAGATCAAGTATCTCACTAGCATCTTTTGTCTTGCCAGAGTATAACTTAAACCCTGCACGGCTAGCATACTTAATGATGTTGCCACGCCAGAACTCAAACCCATTCATCATGATGTATGTGATAGGCTCAATCTTCCAACGTGCGTAGTGCTCAGGTTCCTGTACGATGTCTTGGTTGCGTGTCACTTGTGGTTCCACTCGACTATGTTCTGACAATACGTTCTCCTCAAAGTCTTCATACTCTTTCATGAGTCTCTTCCCTCCGTTAGTGCATCCCATGCTACAGGGAATAGTTCAATCATCTTGTGGTCGATCTGCTTTGCTACCACCCGTGTCTCTACCTGTGTGTCAGACTTGCAGCGTAGGTTACACATGTCAGCAAAGGCATCAAGGCTACCTGACCAGTACCATTCAGTCATGGTGGACTGTGGCAGTACCATACGGGCCATCTCAGGGGCCACACCAGCCTCAAGCATATCTTTGTAGGTACGTAGTGCTGTATGGTTGTTGAAAGCCTCAAGTTCAG